AGGCCACGTCGGCGTCGGACATGTACTCAATGTGACGGATGATGCCGTCGAATATCTCGGCCACCGCCACGTCGGCGTTGTCGTCGGCCGGGATGACCTTGGGCGACGGACGGTTCTGGCGCTGCTCGTTCGTCACCTGACGGACGTGCTGCGGCAGCTTGTTGATGGTCAGGCATGGACGCGCGTTGATGGTCTGGCCCTGCACCGAGCCGCGCGTGGACAGCACGTCGGCCGGCCACTGCCACTGGTTGTCGGGCGAGCCCGCCATGAAGCGCAGGTCGTCGAGTTCGTCCTCGCGGCTCTCGCTGTAGGCCCCCAACGCCATCGTAAAGCGCGAACGCATGGTAGCGAGCAGGTCGGACTTGTCCGACTCGCCGTTGGCGACCTGCGCCGCGCCGATGATGCCGTCGTCAGCCAATATACTTACCTCTTTGAACCGCCAGGTTCACTGATACGACCACGGGCGCCGCCCAAGTTGCCGCCCCCGCTGCTTGTGCGGCTGGCACCACCGCCACCCAGACTGCCGCCCCTGCTGCTGCTGCCGCCGCCCCCGCCCATAGGGCCTGCGGGCTGGTTGCGGGCGGCGTTGGCCATCTGGCGGTCGTAAGCCGACTGCTTGGTCTTGGTCGCCATGCCCGGCGTGCGGGCCACGGTGCCCGTCGTCTTGCCGGTGGTGACGCCCGTCGTGTCGCCCGTGCGCATGCTCACCGCCTTGAAGGCGGGGGCCTTGGCGGGCGCTGAGCTCAGCTTTTCGCGGGTCACGTTGCGGATGACCTGCGGTGCTGGCTTGGCGACAGGCTTCTTGGCCGGAGGCCGCGCCGTTGGCACAAAGGTACGGGGAATATTCTTTGGTTTTGCTAACCCAACTTTGCTTGGCTGCCCGACGTAATCTTTTAGCCGCGAAACCGGCGAGAGGACCGGGTTGTTAAGATAACTTTCCGCGCGAACGGAGCTATTTGCACGGTATGAGCCTTTCCCGCGCGCCGGTTGGTCACCAGACACGATGCTGCTCATACGGTTGCCGGTAGAACCTGTCCTAACACTCTTAGCCATTGTCTTGTTCCTCTACTTGGCGGGTTTGCGCGGGGCGCGGAAAGTTGCAGGCATGCGCTGGGAGGAGTTGCCAGGCATGACACTTGGCATGCGCTGGGAGGAGTTGCCCGGCATGACACTTGGCTTGCGCTGGGAGGAGTTGGCAGGCAAACGCTGCGCAAATTTAATCGTGCCGCGCATGTCGGTGTTTTCTTGCGGTGCCCGCTGCACAAACTTGCTTGTGCCTGGCGTGCCGAGGTTTTCTCTCGGCGACCGCTGCACGGTTTTACTCGTCATGGGCGCGCCCATGGTCATGTTGCGTGTCGCACGCTTCTTGGGCTTTGTAACGCCCATCGTGGTGTATGCCGGCAGTTCGCCGCCAAGTTTCGGTGTCTTAGCCATTTTTCTTACTCTTGCGTTGGACGTTGTACGCGATTGCAACAGCCTGTTTTGCAGGCTTTCCGGCCTTGATCTCGGCCTTGATATTCTTGCGGAAGGCCCCTTTTGAGGCTGACTTAACGAGAGGCACGCTACTTGCCCTTCTTGATGCGCTTCATGGCGGGCAGTCCGCCATAGCCAGACAGCGACTGTTGGGCGCCGGGGCCTTCAGTTTGGAGCCCGTCGCGCGGTTGTACTTGTCCCGACCTTTGGCGGTCAAACCCGCACCCTTGCCGACAGGCAGCTTTTCGCCACGCTTGACGGACAAGTTGACCATGTTACAGGCAGTGGATGGCAGCGAAATTCAGGACAAGAGCCTCAGAACGCGACGTCGCGGTCAGGTTACGGAGCGTGATTACCACAGAACCTGCGGTCATGCTGCTGACGTACACGGTGTAGGCTACCGGGTCTGCCACTGCGCCTGCGCTGATGTTCAGGAGGATAAGGTCGTTGGAGCTGATAAAGGTGTTGTTCAGCGTGAACGACACGGCGGTGTTACCCGCCAGCGCGGCACCGTTCATCGTGATCTGGCCGGCGCCCTTGTTCAGCGTGACAGCCGTGGACTTGTCGGTTGCCTGCGTGACGGTGCCCTGCGCAGCAGCGGTGTAGCCAAGTTCACCAGCGGAGTAGATGCGGTCAGCACCGATGATGTCCTGATCTTCATACGCCACGCCAATCGGTTTGGTATTGCCCATGTGTTACGATCCTAGCCAAGAAGTTGAAACTCCAGACCTACCATACGACCGCCTTATTTGCTTGTCAACGGGCGTCCGGGTGCCTACAGGGTACGCGAAAGTCACGGCGATGGCGTCGGCAGCGTCGGGTGAGGCGAGCCCCCGCGCCTTCATCTCCTTCTTGCCCTCCAAGAAGATCGTGCCCTTGCTGTCGGGCTTGACCTTGGGCGACGTCAGGTCGGACTTCAGCAGCTTGTCAGCCGGGACCGACGCCGTCTTCAGCCACTCGCGCATGCTGCCCCACATCTCGGCCCGCTTGTTGCCGTACATGATGGGTTTGGTTGACTTGTTCCCGAAGTTGACGCCCTTGACCTGCTTGTAGCGCTGCTCCTTGAGCCGGTCCACGATGCCCGCGCCCAGCCCGCCCTCGTCGATGACGACCAGCGTCGGGTTGAACTCGTCGATGGCCTCGATCACGCGGCCGACAATCTCCATCGTGTCGTCGCCCCGGTAGCGCTTGATGACGTTCAGGTCGCGGCCCTGCCTTACCGCGATGACCGTCGCGTCTGCCCCGAACCTGGCCGGATCGACGCCGATGATGATAGGGGCGGAAGCGTCCTTGTACCTCGGTCGCTGGGTGGCGTCGTCAACGAGATAAACGGGGATGAACTGGTCGTCTCCAGCGCTCGGGAACTCACCGTAGACTTCAACATGCGCCTGAACGCTGTCAGGCCCGTACTCCTGGATGATTTGCTCATAGACTGCCTTGTCCGTTCCTTCGACTGATCTTGCATCGACCACCTTGTTACGCCAGAAGTCGCGTTTGGCGTTGAACGCCTCGTAGAAATACCCGGTATTGCGGCGCGGATTGGAGAACGCCATCCAGAAGCGGTTGGGCGTGTTTTCGGTGAAGAAACCCGCCGCGACCGCCCAGATGGCGTCGGAGATGCCGCTCGCTTCGTCGAAGATCAGCATCACGCCGTCAAAGTTGTGTACACCCGCGTAGGCGTCCGGGTTCTCCTCGGACCACAGGCGCCCCTCGACGCCCCAGTAGCGCGTGCCCTTCTTCAGGTCGCGCTCGACCAGTTCCGTCAGCCACTTGGCCGGCATCACGCGGGTGGCGCTGACCTCGAACCAGTGGCTGTTGAGTGAGAGGGCCAGCCACTTGGTGATCTCGGCCCAGGTGACGCTGCGAAGCTGCGTCTCGGAGTTGGCCGACACGATGGTGGTGGACCCGATCCGGGTGGACAGCATCCAGATGACCAGCCAACTGACGAGTGCCGACTTGCCAATGCCGCGACCGGAGGATACGGCCATGCGCAGTACGTTGAAGTCGATCTTGCCGTTGTTCTGCTTGATGTGCTCGCCGATGTCGCGCAGCACCTCGCGCTGCCACTTGCGCGGTCCTGAGAAGTTCTCTAGCGGCGTGTTCTTCTGCCCCCAAGGGAACAAAAAAGACACGAACTTCAGCGGGTCGTCCTTGAGCGCGGGCGTCCATAGAGACGCCATGAGCGCCATCTCATCGTCAGCATTATACTGTGTCGTTTGCATAGTCTTCCACCGTGAGGTCTATGACCCGCCGCTGCGCCTCTTCCAACGCAGCCGTTATGCTGATCTTCTGGTCGATGGTCACCTCGATGGCCTGCTTGGCAGCCCAGTCGTGGCTGTAGCGGAGCATGTTCAGCGCGGCGTTGGCGTCGCCTTCGCGGGCTGCGGTGTACAGCGTCTGCGCCATCTCCATCTCGCCGTCCGCGCGCCCCTTCTGCTCGGCGAATGCCGCGATGGGGTCAAACTGCGTCAATTGGCGGTACTCGACAGGCAGCATCCCTGCGGCGAGTGCCAGTGCCTCACCCTTCAGGCCCATCTTGGCAGCACTGTAGATCGCCTCCAGACGCGCCTCGGTGGCTTCCAGCTTGCGTGGCTCATAGGGCAGTGAATGGAACATGGCGCGAAAGTAACAGATTGATTGATGAGGGTCAAAAATAAAAAAATTTCGGGTGTCAGCGAAATTCAATAGGGGGGTATAGTTCAAACAGTTGCTCGCGCACTTTTTTAGCCCGCTCCAAGGTGTACGCGCGGCGGCGGATGCGTTTGCCATTGAACGCCATCGCTACACGGTAACCGTAACGCTCTTTGTAGATGTTGCGCATGTCTGGGTCTTTGCGCACGGCATTTTGATAGTACGCCGAGTTCTGCGCAGGTGTTGCAAGTCGAAGATTGCATATACGGTTATCGGTCTTAACGCCGTTTATGTGGTCAAGCGTCATGCCGTCAGGAACGTGCGTTCCGTGTACCCACAGCCACACAAGACGGTGCAATCGGTATTCGCGGTTCATAAGGCATACGCGCAAATAGCCGGTTTGTTTGGGGGTTGTTCCTAGACGTTTGCCTTTTAAGTCAAAGCATTCGCCAGTGTCAGGGTTAATCACAACGCGGGATTTAAGCTGTTTTTGGGTTATTAGCTGCATGGCGGAGAGTATACGGGGGTAGGGGGTGGGCCGTCAAGCAGTTTTAAAAAATAAAAAGTTCGCGTGACCCTTGGCCTCGGCAGCAGCAGCGGTGCGCAGGGCCCTGTCCCCCCCCCGGCCTTGTGCCCGCTCCATCAAATTGAATGAGCATTCAGTCAATGCCGGCTGACTGAACAGTCAGTCAAGTTGAATGACTGTTCAACCAGGGCGGCTGACTGAGCAGTCAGTCAGTGGCCATATGAGTTGAATGACCGTTCAACCAATCGCCTGGCGGCTGACGTCACGTAATGTTGGGGTAGTTTGGGGCAGTCAGCTTTCAGCTTGCGCCAGTCATCACGACGGCGAGCACTTAGCGCCGCTGATGACGTGGGCGCAAAACTTGACGCTAGGAATGGGCAGTTTGGGGTAGTTTGGGGTATACCCTTTTTAATCGGTTCCGCGTAACGGCGTCCGTATCCTATACAACTGTAATACTAATATAACAGTTGTTACTTAACATAAGAAGATAGACATTACCCATATTGCCCATATGCCGATGGCATAAGGCTTTTGGCCACGTCGCGGATGACCCATGTCGTAACCCATCGATGACCCATCGATGACCCATAAAAAAGCCCCGCCGGATTAGGGCGGGGCTTGCTCACTACGGCTTAAGCCGTAGCACGTCTACAAATCGGCGTCAATCGTCTAGATCGCGCCAATAAGTGTCATTGTTCCAGACCGCCATGAACGCGTCAACTGTTGCGGCGTTCTCAGCTATGCGGCGAACCTCGGCATCGGTCACGTTCAGATTGGCGCGTTCGCCGATGTACCTGCAAAAACCCTGCGAACCGATGCGGAAATTTTCGTAAGCGTGCTGGACTGCGGTATTCATTGTTCACGTCTCCTTTGTTGATGGGGAAAACATAACACAAGCTGGCATGTCGTGCAACATAATTCTTTGCAAAATAATTGTTGACGGGCAAATGAAACGCTGATAGGTTATCCCCATAGCAACACGAAAAGAGGATAACATGGACAAGCAACTAACCAATCTCATAATGCGCGCTAAGGCGGCCGCAACGGACAATGGCGCGCCCTATGCCGTATTCAACCTTAACCCCCGCGGCGCGCGCCTGCTCGTCGTGCGGCCGGCCGGCAATATCACTGGCGCCGACGTCGTCGCGGCCGGCCCGTTCAATCCCGAGGGGGCATAATATGCGCAACTACTTTCCGACACTTAACGACGCGCTTGAAGCTGAGAACCTGCTTTCGGCTTGGGAGTGCACTAATCCGCCGATCCAGTACGGCGAAACGCGCGCTTGGACCTATGACGACGGCACGCGGTACGGCCGCCAGGTTTCAATCTACCGGAACGAGCGCGGCTATTACGAGCGGCCGGTGCACTATTCACGCTAGAGCCTAGATAGACGGCCGCCGCGCGCGGCCGTTCACTAGACCCTATCAACCTCAACCGGGAGAACGACAATGCTTATTCCTACCGATCTACTCAAGGCGGCGCTTCTTTGCGCCTCAACTGAGGAAAGCCGCTACTATCTCAAAGGCGTGCATCTCAGCACGTCCGGCCATATGGTGACAACAGACGGTCATCGCATGTTTGTGGCGCGGCTCACTGACAAGCCGGCCGCCGACGTCATTATACCGCTGGCCGACGTGCAAGCCGCGCTTAAGCTCGCCGGCGCACGCTGCCAGGAAATTGAAGTGACGGCGGAAAAGATCGGGCAGATTGCCTACGCCGCGGTAGATGGTACGTTTCCCGATTGGCGCCGCGTGGTGCCGACGGGTGAGGAAACGCCGGCAAAGGATAAGCCGGAAGACGCGCCGGCGCATGTTCACTTTAACCACGCCTATATCGGCGATTTGGCCAAGATGGGCAAGGCACTCGGCGGCGCGTCTATGCTGCATCCGACAAGCGCAAGCCATCCCTGCCTTGTGACGTTCGGCGAGCGCGCGGACTGCTTTGCCGTCCTTATGCCCATGCGCCGCGCGGTAGACCGTTCCGCCGTGCTCACGCGCAACGTCGTGATGGCATAAATAAATTATTGACAGGGGCTCCGGCCCCTGTTAATTTCCACAAACACAATCAACTAGGGGACAAAATACAATGATCTACGATCAACACCGCGCAGCTTTCAATCAAGTTTCCGCTTATGTCGTCATGCATGGCACCGCTCGTGTCGCCACCGTGGCCATCAAATATCCGCGCGATGGCGCGGGCCGCCTCTATGCGTACGTGCATTGGCTTGGCGTGCCCATGGTGCGCGGCTTTGCCGGTGGAGGTGGTTATGACAAGCGCACCGCCGCGTGCGCCAGTGCCGCGCGCAAGCTGCCGGAGAACCTGCCGGAAGGCTATGACGCGGCCGCCGACGCCTACGCCGCGTTTCTGTCCGTCATGCGCGCCGACGGCGGGCTTGATTGGAACACTGCCTTGACGGGCGCCGGCTTCACTGTGTTGCAGGCGGTGTAATCATGTTGCACGAATTGGCCGCCGCATATGTTCAAACGCTGCATTCCGCGCCAAATGCCTGGGGCGCGCACGTTCACCCTGCTTATGGCCGGTCCGACGCCATCATGCTGCGCATGGTGCGCGCATATGGAGACGCCGCCACCGACGCCGCAATTGACGCCGCTATGAAAGACCGCCGCCATGCTTAAAGATTGCGCTTTCCTCGCCTTACAGATTGCCAAGGTCGCGGCGCTATTGCTCGCCTCTTACGCTCTGCTTTTCGCTTTCATGCTTATCACACCATAGGGGGAACCATGTTTTACGTACCCGTTACCGCTACAGTCATCAAGGATGACGTTTGCTTGTTCGAAACGGATTGCGAAGCCCGCATAGACTATGAGATCGTTGACGGTCTGCCCGAGTGGGATATCTCAGAATTTCACTTTGACGCCGTCGGCACTGAGCCCGGCAAGCGCATCTATACCAAGGTCGCGCGCCACATGCCGCTGTTCCATATCCTCTACGACGCGATGGACCGCGAATGGCTGCATGAACAAGTCATGGAAGCACTAATCAATAATGAGGAAATCAGCCGCTATGCGTGATTACACAGACATGATGAATATGCCCCCGGCGGAACTGGTGCGCCATGCGCTCGAATGTGCCAAGGTCGGCATTCTCTCGATCGCCTTGGTTGAGGCACTGGCGGTGCAGCTAGACGCGGAAACGGCGGAAGCTGTACAGGCCGCCCGCCTGCGCGAGGAACTGGAGGAAGCGGAAACGCGCGCCATCATGTGGCAGGAAGAATGCCGCGCGTTGCAACGCCAGATGGACCGGACCTATGGATAAGTGGGCCGCAAATGTCGCCGGGCTCGATGACGTCGATCTGCTCCGGTTCATGGCGGCCGTCAAAGTACGCCTCAACAACCACGCGGTTGCCCTGGAGGCCGCCGCAAAAGAAGCCCGCCGGCGCAATCTGCTGCCTGCGGGCGAGGAGGATGGGAAACGTGGCCAATAGAGCGGAATTTGACGCAGAAGTCAAACGGCTGTGGGAAGCACGGGAGGCGCACATTGCCGAACAGCGGCGCCGCTTCCCTGCCAAGCGCATCCTAGCCGCCGTCGCGGCTGCGCACGGCATCACAATAGAGCAATTGCAGAGCGTACAGCGTAAACGGCAGTACTGCCGCGCGCGCCATCAGGCCGCCTGGGAACTGCGCCGCCGCCGGCTGGACTTGGGGTTGAGCCAAATCGCGGCGCACCTGAACCGGACAGACCACACGACGGCACACCACTGCTACACGGCATTTTGCCGCCTTGTCGCCGACGGCCAGTACGCGACCGAACGCGACCGCGTGGAAGCCATGCTGACGGAGGAAGAATGCAATTCTTCATAGGCTTTATAACCGGCGCGCTCATGGGCACGCCTTGCATCTACTACACGCTGTTACGCCGGCCACCGCCGCCGCCAGCACCTAAACCCAAAGTAACAACGCGTTTAACCCATAGAGAAAGGACGATAGAACTATGAGCCTGCAGAGAATGATTTCGGACGTCGAAACCGAACGCGCCCACAATCGCGTGATGGGTAACAACGTCACCGCCCAGTTGCGAGAGATGAAACTGCGCCACGCGGAGGAGATCGACGCCCTGATCGACGCCATACAGGCCGAGATTGAAGCGCGCGACCAGGCCCTTTCCGCTATGGTCAACGGCAATGCCTGAGAACCTTTGGCAATGGCTGCAATACGCCTTCTTTTTCGGCGGAGCGGTGGGCGGCTGGACGCTGCTGCTTATGTTCGCGCGTGAGTTAGCCGAGAAGTGGCGGAAATGATCATTGCAATCATCATCTCCGCCGTGCTGCTGGCATGGCTTGATCTCTAACTTTTGACCAGCTTTAAGTCTGGTTCATTCTTCTTGACACCCGGCTCCGGCGCATCTTCAACCATGCGCCGGAGATCGCTTTTCGAGTAACGGCGCGTTAAGTCTTCGCGCGCCCAGATATTTTTCTTGGTCTGAAAATCAGCCGACTTGACCATGCCGATGTCGATCCATCCCGCCTCTTTGAGCGCATGATACAGCGCCACCGGCACGATCTTGGCTCCATTCGGGCTGCCCTGTTGCAGGCTGTTACAGATGCGATGGACGGGCGACGCAATGACACCGGCCGCAAATTCCGGCGACGCTTTCTCGATCTGCTCCACAATGTAGCTTTCGGCCATCGTTCTGGACTTGTCGATCAGCCGCAGCTTGAACTCGGTTGTCATGGGCGTGGCCTTGGGGCTGAACTCCGCCACGTCGCGCTCCTGCAACCAGCGCGCCACGCGGGCCATGCCGCCGGCCTTGTACCAGCCCCACAGGGCCTTGCCTTCGGCCTTGGTCATCTTCGGCGCATCGGACCAGATGCAAAACCACCGCCGATCCTGCGTTTCGAGCGTGATCGAAACCTGGTGATTGGTGAAGGCCAGCACGAACACGCGGTTCACCATGTGGTACGGGTGCATGCCCTTACGATTGACGGTAATGTCAGGCGGCGCGGCGATGATAGGCTTCAAGTGGTTTTCGAGCGCGCGACGGTCTTTGGCCTCGCTCTGGCGCAGCTCTTCAAACACCATGATTTCCGATTCGTAGTTATAGCCCCACTGAGACGTAATTTCCTCATTGCGAACGACTGCCACGTTGCGCCGGCTTTCGCGCTGGCCTCCAACAGCCCACAGAAACGGCTCGTATAGCGTATCCTTGCCGCTGCCCTGCTTGCCGATATGCAGGATTGCATGGTTAATCTTGATGTCGGGGTGCTGTATCTTGTGTGCAATCACGTTCAAGATATGCTCGCGCTCGTACTCTTCAGGCACCATCCGATGCAGATGGTCTAACCAGGGCGTGATATCGCCTGCTACGCACGCCGGACGGGCATTCGACCATCGGTTGCCGTAGACCTGCCCATCACGCGATACCAGCACCGTCTCGCCGGCGGCGTAAGTAATGCCAGTGACGGTCAGCGCGCCCTTCTTTTGACGGTTCTCATCAAAGCAAATTGACGCCTCAATACGGCGCGGCGTCTTGCTCTTGTGTAGGGAATAGCAGCTGACATGTCGAAAGAGTGCGTTAAAAGTGCCGCGACTAATCTCGCGTCGATCCACCATATCAAAGAACGCATCTTCGTTCTCAATGTACGCAAAGCGCTCATACCAGCTTTCCTTCTCGACCCTATCCAGTTGTTTTTTCTCGACTTCGGCAATCACTTCGGCGCCCTTGTCAGGAAACGCCTCGGTCGGCGTTAACTTTGAGAGCGTCTGATCCATCACAGCCGCTAACAGCTCCTCACGCAAGCCAGGCGCGTGCTTTGGCCCACCATTGACCGATACCCACTCCAAGAACGCGTGCGAGTCGAAGTCGACGCAGTGCGAGTGCAGGCAGCGATACGACCTCGTTGACGGGCTGTAGCGCCCTTCGGGGTTGCCGTCGGTATGCTCGCCACTGTTCGGGCAGATGACGCCGGCCCAGCCGGCAGGGTTCGGCGTGGACAGCAGCACGCCCTGCGACGACAACCAGGCCATCACGTCATCAGCGCCATCATCCGACAAGCGAATAGGGCGTACGCCCAGCGACTCGGCTGGCGCAGGTGTTACGCCAAGCGCTGCGCAAATCTCAGGCAGCGTGTACTCGCGCTCGGGGTGGAACTCAGTCAATTGAGCTGCGAAGTTATCCCGCCCCGGCTTGATGTTAATCGACCCCGGCAGCCGGAAGTTGCGCACCGCGTTGCAGGCACCTGGGTCGGTGTAGCCGGCGTCTGCGATCGCTCGAATGGCCGCAGCGTAGTCGGCGGTAGTCGGCTGATCAGAGAACGCGTAGCCCCACTGGAACGACCCGGCAGACGTCTCAATGATCCATGTGGGTGGCAGCGGCGGGATGTTGGGCGCCTTGTCAGGGTCGCCCACATCGTCCAGCACCATGACCAGAACGTAGTCGGCGTTGGCCGCCGCAGCCGATACATGACCATCCTTGAACCGGTCGATGATGAATGACGCCGTGTTGCCGTAGATGGCCCAGTCGGGCTTGGTCGGATAGTCCGGCAAGTACGCCGGCCATGTGCAGATGACAGCGCCATCGGGATGCAGCTGGATCTGACCGTTTTTTAGTTTGGGTTTCTGGCGCACGATGAGCGCTGTCTCGCCAACAGGGGCCAGATTGGTATAGAATTGCAAGAAATCCATTGTTGTCCTTGTAGTTGAAAGAGCCGCCCTGCCAGGCGGCTTTTTTATTAACCTTTGCCGTAACGACTCATTGTCTCCACTTCTGCCGACAAAGGCAGACCCGCAGCCCATGCGGGCGGCGTACACATCACAAGTTGCAGGGTATTGGGCGCATCAGGGTCAGACGTCTCCAGCACAATTTCATCGTGCACATGCAGCACGACGTCATCAAGCTGGCGTAAAGCATTCCGTAGCAGATCGTTGGCGACTGCTTGCGTTATATTCTCACAAGCCAGACCTCGCCACAAGCGCGCCCTCGGCCATTCCTTCGCGT